TAGTAGTTTACTTGCGTTTAGAGAGTTGTGCTGCACGAAGGGCGATGAAGTCACTTACGCTGCCAGAATCGGCCAATCGCTTAGAGACTTCCTTCACGTTGCGTTCTCCCTGAGTAGGCGTCCGATCTCCAGCCGCTACGGCGGTCGATGGCGCACCCGGTGGGGTGAGCTTAGGAGATGGTTTGCCGTCCAACGGAATAGTCCTGCGAGCGAACATGGAGTTCGCGGCATGGGCTAGGAGATAAGGCAACTGCGGAGCCACATCGGGCAAAGCCCGCTCCACGTCCTTAAGACGCGGATCGCTCAGCATTGCAAAGAACTGGCGTTTGATGTCATTGTCTTCCTGAGTAGCAAGCCACTCAAGCTCTTTGACCGCCTGTTGCTCAAAAGCAGAACGGAGACCCTTGCGCTGGACAGCGGTTTCGATCTCCTTCTTCTGCGCCGGGAGGTACTTGTCGCGGGCCTTGCGGGCGTTGCGAAGCGTCTCCTTTACCTGAGCCTTAGTCAGTTCGCGACCATCAACCGTAGCTGCGATGTCTTCGTAGCCAAGGGCTTCGGCGCGATCCAGAACATCCTCTGCCCACTCAACAACATCGTTCACCTCTTGGGCCTTTTTGCTCAAGTCCTCAAAAGATGTAATGTTCTCGTAGGGGTTGTTCTCGACCTTCGGCTCAAGGGGCTTGTTGGCCTGCTGCTGGGCCATATAGGCTTCCAGTTGCGCCGCCTTTTCCTCAGCCAACTTTCGCTTGGCTGTAAGTTCAGCAATGCGCTTCAGCAGCCCAGACTTACCCTTCTGAGCTAGTTCTTGAATCTCCTCGTCGGAAAGCTCCGAGAGTTCGACCTGTGAAGGAACATCCTTGCCTTGGGCATTGGCGGTAGGGGCTTGGTCGTTGCTCGCCTGCTCCTGTTCCTCCTCTGCCGCTGGCGCGGATTGGCTGGCGGGCTGAGGGCGGCTGGCGGGGTTCAACGCCCCATCCGGCTTACCTTTCAACTCACCGAAACGGCGAGCCGCGTATTGGCTCGCTGTCATATTGGACTTTTCTGACTCCACCGAAGTTTTAACGTCCCCGGCGACGGACGGTGCTTCATCTGACATTGTTGGGTTTCCGCGTTTTAACGCCTTGCGTTGGCGATAGTGGGAATATACCACAGCACAGGGAACGAGAAATTGCGTATTGGTTATGGGATGTTAAAAAAGGCTTGACAGCCACTTTTTGTCCCCCTTAACAATCCCCCTTTCTTTTAAGGGGTTTCTTTTATTTCAGTTGTTCCGCCGCTCGTTAAGCGGCGACGTAAGACATAACTGACGCTACAATAAGTAGCGTCCAATATGTCAGACACTACCTCTACGAGAAACAACCCTATCGTACCCACCCATGGATAGGATGTCGTCGCATTGGAGGATACGTCCGCTAATCTGTTGGATACGATCAGATGGGACATCGTGCATCTGCTGAATCAGGGATTCACGGATAGCGTAAATCCCCTGAAGGAAATCGACATAGGCGTCGATATGAATGAGCGAGTCTAGGTTGTCGGTCTTGTTCATTAGGCAGTCGGAGTCTGCTGCATGGTCTGGGTGTTAGTCTGACCCATCGCGGCAGGCGCAGTACCAATACGACCAATCTGGGCGTTCTGAGCTTGCGTAAGCTGGAACTGGTACTGCTGAACGTATTTCTGGAAACGAGCTTGGAAGGCTTGGTCGCTTTGCAGCCGCTGCATAACGTCAGGCTGCTGCGTATACGACTGGATCACTTGAAGTGCGATTTGCGCTCCGTTCGGACGCGCACCAACCTCAATGCCTGCGTAGATCTTGGAGAGATCGTCCGTGACTTGCTTGGTGATTTGGTCGGCGGCTTGACCAGCGGGTCGGAGGATGGCGTCAGCAACGACTGGATTGATTGCCGCAGCCCCCAACTCCAGAAGCATATCGACATCCATGCGACCGTTACGGTCAAGTTGTAGAAGCGACGAAAACTGAGCCAATTGCGCTTCAACGCTTTCCGGATCATTTTGAAGAACGTCATAGTTGATGATGATGTCGAAGTTCTCGTTCGGGTCGCCCTTGTTGAAACGCTGCGGGTCCGAGACACCTGTAACACGGAAGAACACTTCGTCGGGGCCGAAACGCTGGAAGCACTTGTAGGCAAGGCGCAGCACGTCGCGGACGTGCGTGAGGAACTTATCAACGAAGTATTGCTGCTGAACGCTTGAGAGCGGATTGTTGATGTCCAGTCCCAGAATCTTGTCGGCCTGCTCAAGCTGGGTTCGCTCCATCTCAACGGAGCCGGGATTGTATGGGGGCGTGGGACCAAACTGAAACTCCCCAGCGCGGCGGTAAGGAATGTAACGTCCCGGTCCCCAGTCGGATGGTGCATTGCCGACAGGATGCATGATCGGCGGCATCGTCGCAAGACTATTGCGATCCGTGCGGCTATCACGCTCCGTCTTTACTTGCCATTGGATGCCCTTCAGCAGTTCCGGCACCGACTGAATGTCGTAGAGACGCTTGTTGTCCTCGGACAGCTTGGTGACAACAAAGGGGTAGTCCTCGTAGCCATTCAGCAGTTCAAACTTCGCAAAGTCAGGAACTTCCTGCTTGCCATACACTTCACGATGGAACACCGTGCAGTAGATCCCCTCCGAGTTGTCTTCCTCGTCGATTAGTCGCTGGTAGCCATAGACTACTTCATACAACTCCGACGCATCGTAGGTTACTGTGGTGTAAGTGAACTGATTGCGGCGTTCCAACCGGAGGGGGTCTCCCGCTTCTTTGCAGTTCTCAATGACATACTCCACCCAGTCGGCGTCCCAGCCCTCGGAGCTAATCTTGTTACGCAACTCCTGAGCAGTCATCAGGGTACGCCAGAAGCAATACGGAGCACGCTGCGGGTCCGTAGCATAAGCCGGGAACAGGACATCCCCATCAGGAGCCACCACCTGTACCCAAGGACGGTCAACGCTGCGGCGAACAATCGGGAACTCGGCGCGGCCAGTCTTGCGCAAGTCGTTGAGGATGCGCTTGGCCTTCTTCTCGGGAATGTTGTTAAACTGCTGCTGAAGAAGGGCCACCATCTGCGAGTCGTTTTCCTTCTCCAGAATCATCCGCACAACATCGGGGCTAACCGCCATCAACTGGTCGAGGGTTAGCGTCTGTTTGAACGTGCGGTCCTCGCGCTGCCAGCCAACGTAGGTAATGCACAGCCCGCGCTCCAGAAGGTAGTTGGCACCCAACTCCATCTGCCGCTTAAAGCCGGGGATATAGGAAGCCACCATCCACTTGAGGAACGCACTCACCGTGCGGGCGCGACCAAGGTCTCCCATCTCCACCGGATAGGCGCGGATGTTCGCACGCACCATAGCCGACATGAACAAAGCAATGTAACGGTTTATTCTTTCGTTGATGACGTGCGCCTCGTTGTCCGCAGCACCATCCCACGGAAACGCTTCGGGGCCATGCTTACGAAGATCGTCAGACTTCCCCGGCCAGATGTTGCGGCGATAGTCGTAGCTGTCGCGGCATTGATCGAAGTAAAACTCCAGATCGTTGGCAGTACGGTCGAAGGCATCAACCAGAGCCTTGACGTTCGGCTTGTTCGCGGCGTAAGTCAGAGCCTCGGTATTATCTTCGGTGGTCATGTAGCGTTTTGCGTAAGTTGTTGATAATCCGTTTAGCCGCGTTGCGGTCTATTCCGGTTTTGTCGGAGAGTGCTGTGGCTTCTAGAGGTTGATACGTTGCGTGAATCGACCGATGCAATATCTCAAACCCAAGCAGGCGATCTACCTGTTCGGCTAGCCACTCCCGATTGGATGTAGGGTCATCCTCGGAGTTCTGCATGGCGATAGGTAGTGGACCCGCTAGCGTCCGTGATAGCGTCGATTAAGATTCTCTTGCCGATAAGTTTACCACGGAACTTACGGCCAATCTTCACCGGGATCTTCCCATCCTTATGCTCCAGCTTTACCATTACCCAGTCGGGGTTGCGGGCGGGACTAAGCACAACACCATTCAGCTTGTCTGGAACGGCCAGCGGAATCTCCAAAGCAATCTCCACTTCCTCCACACCCTTGGGCGTGAAGTAGGTGTTCTTGCCATAACCCGTGTAGTGCTCTCCCTTGACGAGCTTGAGGTTCTTGATTTCCAACAGCTTGTTGACGGGAACGCCCAGCTTGTCAGCCAGCGCGATGACGGGGGTATTGATAGGTTCCATTAGTATCCTCCAGAGTTGCGACGGTTGGTGTTAAACGCTTTCTCATCGACGTAGCGGATGCCATCAATCGCGGCATATCGGATTACGTCTACAGGGTCTTTCCACGCCTCATCAGGCCCACCCTCAGACGTGTACTCCTGTAGGGCGGTGATGATGTTCTGGCAGCGGTCAGAGATGTAGAAGTGTGGGCGGTTAACGCTATCCATCGGTGCCTTGCGATTGTAGGCCATCTTGGTCTGCAACGCCTGTAGCCCGTCCTCGATGTCTAGCCCCGGCGCAGGAACAAACACCAGCCCCGCATCCGCCAAGTCCTCGATAATGGACGAAGCCCCGTTCTGCGTCTGGTACTTCGCGGCACCCAGCCGAGGGTCAATCAGCCGCTCAAAGACCGTCTCGCCTTCCTCTAAGTTACCAATCAACTCCACATAATCACGAATGCCGTAACCTAGTCCCTTAGAGCCTTCGCCCCCAATCCACTTCCCGCCATGCCACTTGGCCCAATCCCCCACGTTGACATCCGGCCATTCCCGGTAGACCCAGAATGTACCGCTCTCATCAACGGCAATCCAAGCCATGAACCAGTTCTTTCGGCCAG